GTCTGCCAGTGCCGGGTTCTCGTAGACGGGGAAGCCCAAGAACGTGTCAGGCGCACCCTGGTTTACTGCGTACAGGTACTGGCCAGCAGTATCCTTCAGCTTACGCATAGCACCGAGGCTCTTCGTGTTGCCCATGTAGCCAGCACCGGGCATCATACGCGCAGCACCATCAACCGAGAAAGCAAGGTCGATAAGGTTGTCGGCGGTGAAGCCGGTTGCGCTTGCGGCGGTGATACCCGAACCAGCGGAGCTGACGAGCGTAGCCGATGTCGAAGCGTTCACAGCGAAGCCGATAGCGTTTCCGGCCTGCTCGGCCACTACGCTCTCGAGATCGAAGCCCGCGTCCGTGAGGAGCTCGTTGGCCACTGGCACAATGAACCCCGTCTTTGAAGGCTGGAGCAGCAGGCTGTCGAATGTCGGGTTTGACTCGGAAAGTGCAGAACCTGCGCCCGTCGTCGTCGCCGTCGAGAAAGCCGTGTAAATCGGGATGCGAAGGTCGTTACCCGAGGTGCGGTTGATAACCTCAGAAACGGCCAGCATGGGGCCAACCAGTCGAGCAACACCATACACGCGGTCAAGGAACGACACGGGAACGGTTGCCGAGCCGGGGATCAGTGTGGCGCGAGTCTCAAACGTGTGAGAGCGAACCTCACCGCGAGACATTGAACGGAAAATTTCGCCCGCGTTCTGCGTGTCAGTTGCGGGAACGAAAGAACCGGCAGCCTGAGTGACTTCAGCCTGACGATCTTCCTGACGACGTGCCACGCCAAGCGTGACATCGATGTCGGCAATACGTTCTTCGAGTTTGTCAACGGCAGAAAGGTCGTCAACGGAAAGGCCACGAGCCTCGGTTTCGGCGCGGTCAAGAATCTCACGAACCTGGTGAATCAGGTTAGCGCGTTCTTCACTTCGGCCCTGAATGTAGCTAGACATTGTTTGTCTCCAAAAGGGTAGAAAGGATATGAGATTAGACCGAGCTGACTCAGGCCTTCACGTTGTCGCTGACGAGCAAACGCTTACCTTAAGAATACCCGAACACCCTACGCAGTAGAGTGAGGTTCTAAAGAGTGTCTAAGAGTTCCAGCAAAGCAAGCCGCTTGCGCTTCAACGCCAAGATCCCGGCATCATTCTGCTCATTCATCGTCGGATCCTGAACCTCGTTAACAGGCGCATCTTCCGGCGCATCTTCCGGCATATCTTCCATCGGCATAAGCACCTCAATCAAAGACTCCACCAGTTCTTTCTCAATCTCGGTAATTTCTTCACCAGCGTGCAACTTGGTCAACGCCGCGTCAACCATTTCGTAATCAAGTTCGTTAGCCAAGGCTACGTCTTCGAGAGAACGCACCTGTGCGCTGCCATTCGTGCTTGGGTATGCGGGGAAGGCCACGCCCGTGGAAACCTCAAGCAATCGAACTGAGCGTAAAGTGCGCTCAGTTCCTTCAGCGTTCCAACTGTCGCCGTTGCGTGGCACCGTAAAGCCAAAACTGAATCCGGTGACGTCCCCGCGCTGAATGAGTACCTTGGCGTCACGCCCGGCTTGGGTATCGGGCAGGTCGGCCTCGACACGCAAACCGTACTCGTCCTCATTGAGTCGAAGAGTGCCAGACCTAGTGGATCCGAGCACGTCGCTGCTCGAGTGATTCCACAACAGTTTGATGTCGTTGCGCGCACTTAGCGAACGCTTAAACGCACCTGGTGCGATGCGTTCGATGAATGGCAGTGGTTCGCTCGGTTCGTTGAATCGGGCCGCGTAACCGGTGAGGGTCATTCCGTCAGAAGTTTCGCGAACCTCAAAGTCATTTACAAAAAGGCGAGTTTCGATTTTTGACACAGTATTTCCCTTGGATCGGTTAGTGTTCTCCGCCTCAATTCTACCAACTATATTCTCAGCGTAAGAAAGTACCCTGCGCGCGCCCGACTTGCCCCCATTACTGCCCCACAGAGCGTGGGCAACTACTCCTGCAGAAGGGTAGTTTTCAGAGTTAGGGTTAGCGTTAGGAGAATCGAGGTCAACCAGGTGTCGAGAGATCCACGCGGCGATGCGAACCCATTTATCTTCACTCACCTGACCGGCGGCCATGTCTCTTGCCTCGCGCACAGTCTTGCTAGTAAGACCGTCGCCGGCTAGTCCATCCGCATACCACTCAAGGCCTTTACGCGCCGCGTCCACCATGTAAGCCGGCGGTGTCAAATCAACCGCCCGAGACTCCGCACGAGAAGCCGGAACTTCATTCGGGTGCAGTGCCGTTATCCCGGCGGCTCGATAGGCCGAGCGCGCGCCCTCGTCGTTGTCAACGGCCACCATAACATTGTAGGTTTCCATCAACCGCACTGCAGTCTCAGCCTTGAACTCGTTGCTCGTCATTGACTCATCCGGGCGCATAATCAACTTATCGAAACGCACACCCGCGTCGGTCAGCTCCGCCGCCGTTCGCTCACGATCCTCTTCGAGTCTGCCAGTCACGACAAAGATGGACGTGTCCGGGAACGAGTCAAGATACGCCAAAAGGGCATCGTTCGTCGAATTACCGTCAACAAAAATTGTGCCGTCAATATCGGTTATGACAACCTGTGGCCCCGACTCGTTACGATGAATCACTTTACCTCATCGGCATAAGCGGCAGCCGGGTCAAGTGGGCTAATTTGCGCCACCGGCTGAAGTTGTGAACTCGGCAAGCCCGTGTGTGCGATTTCGCCCAGACCGACAGCAGCCAGCGACTCGGCCGGATCGAAGCCAGACAACACCAAAACGTTAGCCATGCTCACGCGTTTCTCCTCAGCCGTGAGGCTCGAGTCGGTAATGGTTACGTTAGCCAATGGAACGCGCACCGTGTCGGCCGCCGGATCTTCCACCGGGTACAAGTCTTCCAGTCGCCGCACGTCGTTGATGGTGAGATAGCCGGCTTGGAGGCCGGAAGAATAAGCGGCCGTGCGAGCTTGAACATTCGCCCTTAGCAGTGCGTCCATGTTGAACTTAATGTATGCGTTCTCTCCGCCAGTCGACCGCTTCATGAGAGGGGTAAGCGCACTCTCAATCTTGCTCACCATTGGGCTGATGGTCGTGATGAGAAAACTGCGGTTGTTCTCTTCCACGCTCGCATAACTCATCGTGCCTGGCAATCCCAGCAGATGACTTGGCACGTTAAACGCACGGGCGATGTCCTCGACCGCAAGATGCCGGCTTTCAATTAGGCTGGACTGTTGGGGGTCAATCTGCGTGGGTTTAAAAGTTGCACCGCCTGAAAGCACACCGGTTCGAGCCGATCGCGACCATCCTGAGTGTCTTTGGTCGAAACCGTTGCGGAGGTTGTCAGCCTGTTCTTGCGTCAAGTTATTTGGGTACTCGATCACGCCGCTGAGTGTGGTTCCGCTGCCAAAGAACGTGGCCGCGAATTTCTCAAGAGCTAGGGAAAGGCCAAACGACTCTTTTAAGGCCGTTACGCGCGAGACTCCACGGATCTGACCAGGACGCAACAAGTCGGGAATGTAAATAATCTCGTCGCTAGATAGTGGAGCATCTAGACCGGCGACGTTGAACTGAAGCCGCCCAATACCATTTCTCACGATGTCCACGGTGGTGGGGTTCAAGACTGTGAGGTTTACAACCTCGCCTTTGCGGTTGCTGAAAATTCTTACAAACGCATTACCGTCCAAAAGTAAACTCGTTACGATCGACGAATAAAATGCGTTCTTTGGCAGGTCTATGTCTGGCTGGTCAACCCAAGACGGCTTTGGGCGAAAAGGCAAACGTGAGCCGTCCTCGGTGATAAAAGCATCGACAGGTAACGTGCTAACCAAGTCGCTGATAAGACTTACGGCCGAAAAGATAGCGTTTACTTGAAACGCAGTCTCCGAGTTGATCACTGTGCCGGCTAGGTTTCCGATCTCGATGTCACCACCACTCGCAAAAATGGTTTGAAACGAAACACCGCGCTGCTCGAAGATACGATTAAAGACCATTATTTACTCATTCCGAAAGCGAACCCAACAAGCACGAGACAAGCACCGCCAACAATGAAACCGGCAGGAAGAAAGATAAGCGACACACCCAACGTCACGGCAACGAGTCCGAGAATCTGCGCGGCCATCGAAAAAATTTTCATCCACCTATCCAAAAAATTGAGGCACTTGCTCCAGTTTACCGGATGCCCGGTCATAAGCCATGAGCAAGGCAATTGCAAGGTCAATCTTGAGCTTGTCGAGTTTCGGATTTTTTGTTAGTCGCGCGCCCTCTCTACCCTCTTTTAAAATGCAGTTATCCATGTGCCGGTGAATCGCAGAATCACCATCATGCCGGATCTTGCCAGACATGATTCCCTCATAAAGTTTCGAGGTCGCCGGCACAAGTCGCGGCAGTGTTTGCGGATATTGTCCAACCGTGAAACCCATCTGCTCCCACTGATAAACCTCGTCTTGCCAAAATGAAGTATCGGCGGCGATTTCTACACAGCCAGGATTATCTTGAATAAACTTAGCGACCGTGTTTACTACAAGTTGCTTATCGACCACCCAAGAATCGTCATGGATAGCAAAATCTTTCTCCCATGAGGCAACACGGAAGACTCGAAAAACGTCGTCCTCGAAGCGCGGTCGGATGACGCAAACCACTGCTGTGCAGTCGTTTTTCCACGATCCATCGAAGCCGAGCACGTACTCATCGCCCGGCTCGAGGCGCACGTTGTCCTCTTGCAGGTTCTCCCACGCGCCAGGTGGCAGCCATGCGTCGGCCACATTTACCCACTGGTTGAGTCGCTTTGTTCTGAACTCGTGCTCAGGTGTAGTTAAAACCGCGCTTGCGAAATCGCGCTCAGCCACAAGATCGTCAAATGCAGGATTTGCAATCCTCCAGGCTTCAGGATCGTCATGCTTTAGACGTTCGGGAGCTTCCCACCACGCCATAAAAAAAGATGGATCTAC